ATGTAGGGGACAGGGACCAGGGACCGGGGGGCAGGGACCAGGGACCGGGGGGCAGGGGTCAGGCACATTTTTCATATGCACCTTAGTATAGATTCGGAAAAACTCATCGATATTGTCAGTATGGGCAAGCCAGCGACAATCTTCATAACGGGCGGGCATACCCAGTTTAATATATTTTTGGAACATGTAATCAGTAATATTTCCGAGATAGGTTTTGATCTCCTCTTTTGATGTCAAAATTTTAAGATTTTTATGCTCCATCTTTCTGCTCTTTGCTCTACACTCCACCTCTATGCAAATAGGAATCCAGGAAGTTGTTAAAAATACTGGATTCCCGCCTTCGCGGGAATGACAAAGGGACCCCTGGCCCCTGATCTCTGACTCCCGACCCCTGGCCCCTGCTCTTCGCTCTACGCTCTCAAATCTTCAGCCGTCAATCCTTTACTAATTATTCGGCGACTGCGGCGGAGCCCTGGCCCCTGGCCCCTGATCCCGGATCCCTGGTCTCCTATTTTTTTCCAAAATTTTACACCAAGAACATCCTGAGCGGCCAAAGACAATACCGAACAATCCCAGGCATGATTGGGCGCTTGGGTGGGATTTATCCAAAATCCGCTCTCATCAATACTTTCCATGGTCATCTGATGGATCCAATCATCAGTGGTTTCACTGTGATAACGCCAGGCTCCGGGATCGGCCGGCGCAATTTCCAGGCGATTAGAAAGTTCATTTTTAAAAAATTGCGTGTTCACGCGGATAAGTTTAAGACCGCCTTTTATCGGTTTTTTACTCCCCGGATAAAACTCGATTTGAGTGTAAGTAAAAGGCTGGTTCATAACGCGCTCGCCTTTGGATGGAAAAATCCGGCCCCGGTGCAACCGGCAAAAATCATATACTTCGGAAGTTTTGTGACCCATAGCATCCTGCACAGCCAGGCGCACAATATATTGATTTCCATCCGCATCAAAATATTCATCTTCCCAGAGCACCCGGGCCAGATCTTCAAAAGTAAGCAAAAAACCCTCTCGTACCTGCCAGGAATCTTTCCGCAGGCCCCAGCTCCAGGCCCGGATCTCAAAATAAAAGCCATTATCTTGAGTGTCAATGCCGCCGGTCAGGGCCGCCACCTGGTTGCCGCCGGGCACAACGCCGCGCGGCCGGTCATCCCGGAGCGGCAAAAGCGCAGTTTCGGAACGCTCTTTAACAATGATTTTCCAGGGTTCGGCTTCATGCGCATTTTTAAAATCCTTAAATTTATTAATGTCCTGGAGTCCCCACAAAAAAGCCGCAGCGGATTCAGACATGCTGACAAAAGGAGAAATCCAGACCCGCATGTGGAAGCCAATGCTGCGCGGCCGATAGGTTTGCAGATATTCTGAAAGCGGGAGGCGGGGAGTTGGGGAGCGGCTAAACCACGCGCCGTTTTTAACGGCCTGGTTGCGGTCCGCGTCATTCCAGCGCGACTGGCAATGTTCGCATTCATACCAGGCGAGTTTCTGCGTTTCCACTGCACGGGGATCTCTTTTGTCGGCCGGCCATTTAATTTGTGAAAACACCATTAGCTGCAGGACCTCACAACGAGGGCATTGAACCCAATATACAAAAACAACCTCAGCTTCCTGAGTTAGGGCTTTCCAGATCGAGCCGCTTTCTACGGTGGGAGTGGAAACGCGCCAGATTTTGCGTTTATAAGGGAAATTGCGGGTTCGTTTTTTGGCCAGATCAACCGGAGCGGCCTCTCTTTTGTTGGCTATGGCCGGATATTTATCCTCCTCATCCAGCACCGCATACGGCAATGGTTTGTTGCCGAGGCGGGACGCGGACGTGGCCCAGCCCATATATATTTTCATGTGCTGGAGCTTGATCTTGAGACTGCTGGCATCATCTTCATAGCCGGTTAGATAGGTTTTGAGCCGGGGACTGTCGTTAATCATGGGCTGGATGCGGTCATTGCAGTTTTCTTTAGCTGTCAGCTCGTCGGGATATACATAGAGCACATTACCGGGCATGCGATCAATAGCATAACCAACGCAATTATTAACACATTCTGATTTTCCGGTCTGGGGTGGAGCGCAAACAATAATCTCCTGCACCGAGGGAAAAAACGATGCGTCCATGATGCCGGACAAATAAGGAGTAGTGGCGTTTTTCCATTTTCCGGGGATGGGCGAATCGCCGGGCACGATGCGATGTTTTTCTGTCCATTGCGATACCGGAATTAGTTTTTTCCGGCGCAAAACCTTTTTCTCGCCTCTGGAAAAGCGGAGAGTGTAGAGCGGAGAGCGTAGAGCGTAGAGCGTAAAGCGCTCCGGATTTATTTCAAGGGGTTGAGGCAACATCGGTTAGGGATCAGGGGTTAGGGGTTAGGGTCAGGTTCAGATTTTTTCCCGATCCCTGGTCCCCGATCCCTGACCCTTGATCCCTGTCATCCTTTCTGATTATTATTTTTATTTCATCCAGACTGGCAAATTCATCCAGAAGTTCATCCAGACCAATATTGAAGCCATTAATCAAAAGCTGGGCAAGCTGCGGATCGCCGTTCACAAGGTTGATCCAGTTCACCGCGCAAGTTTGGGCAAAATGCCGCAAACCAGCCTCAAATGCAGCTATTTTAATGGCGGTCTCTGTTTCCACGTCTGATTTGAGCACATATTTTTCCTGGTCCCGGTCCAGCTCGAATTTGAGCTTTTCCACCTGAGCCTCCAGCCGCTCGATCTCTTTTCTGGTTTTCTTTTCCAGTAGAGCTATGCCCTTCTGATCGGACGCATCCCGCCGGTTTAAAGTAGAGGTATATAATTTGAGATCCGGCTCACTGATTTTACCATCGGCCGAAATTCGCAAAATGCCCTTGTTAACGTCCTGGTAAAATTTAGATTTTTTAATCTTATAGCCCTGATCCTGAAGGTAAATTAGAAGCTCGGGGCGGTTTTGAAAAGAAAAGTCGTCATTAATTTCGGCCAAAGTCTCTTTTTCTTTTTGGATACTAGTTATTTTTTCTATGTGTTTATTGAGCGCTTCTTCAGACGCTTGATAATCCTGAATTTTGGATTTTGTATAGTCTATTTGCAATGCTTTTAGATTTTTGGCATATACATTGTACAAAACAGATATTGTAAATTTTTCCTCCTCGGATTCCAGCGCATCAATGATTTTTTGGATTTGAATTTTATTCATGGCGAAATTTAGCCTGCTTCGTCGCTAACGCCCCTCACGTGGTCTATATCTATCTATAGGTTCAAGGTTTAGAGGTTCACGGTTAGACTAATGAACTATGAAGAACGTAAGCCAACCAACCATGAACCGTGAACCATGAACCTGAGAAAGCCTAATAACCTATTAATATTATTGATTTTAAAAAATAATTAAAAAAAATGTTTGACAAGTTAATAATGTTTATTTATGATTATTTATGCTTTTACATCTTATCGTTAAATATCAATGGTTCACCAAAATTGCGGATGAAACGAAAAAAATCGAATATCGGCAAATCAAATCTTATTGGATTTCCCGTTTAGAAAAAAAAGAATTTTCCGAGATTATTTTCCGCAATGGATACCAATCCCATTCCCCTTTCCTGCGGATACAGTGTAAAAAAATAATCAAAACTCAATTTTTTTACAAAATTTATCTTGGCAAAATTCTTGAAATTAAAAACTATCCAATCAATCGTTGAGCAGAAATTCTATCCATTGCCGCTCCGCAATATTCAAAAATTGCACAAGGTCGTGAAACGGTTTTCATACACTTAAAAGGTCTATTTCCATATTCCGCTTTATATTTCTGAGTATATTGAGGTTTTTTTATTAATTTCCATTCTTTTGATCGCATCACTGCTCTTATCCAGGGTGGATGCGCCGGATAAGCCCGCATTCTCCATCCAAGCGCTTTGTAAGCGGCCGCAATCGTATTCGATAATATAAAATTCAGCCCCAACCCTTGCCAATCAGGAAGTGTTACTGTCCTTGTAAACCCTTTTAAATTCTGTCCTTTTTGTTTCCAATTTGGGCGATGAACCACAGCCACAAATACAACAAGTTGTGCCCCAATTAAAAGCCCAAAACATTGCGCTGATTTGCTAAGTTCTGCCGTCAAATAATGGAATGGAGCGAAAATCCTCCATGCTTCGTAAGGAATTCGTCTAATTTCTGCTTGAAGTTTGGGCCTTTCCCGCTGAAGTGACCCCCTGGCACGATATTCTTTAAGCCCAACGTCATAAATCCAGTCGGGTTGTAACCACTCCTCAATATCGTAATGACAAGTAATCGCAACAAGTTTCCGATTATTCTTTCTCACATATTTTTGAATCGCATGAGAAGCAATTTTAGCAACTTGTCGGTCGACAACGGACGTAAACTCATCTATAACAATCGGATCAGGAAGCTCTAAAAATCTTCTCGCTATATCAACTCTAAACTTTTCCCCAGTGGACAAAACAGAATATGGCCGCATCCATGCTGGAATCGTATTAAATCCAACAGCAGAACAAACACTAGCAATATCTTCTATAGAAATGTCTTCCCGAAAATCATCAATAACGGATTTCTGATTCCATTTTATCTCCGGTAAATACATATCTTTAAAAATCTCTTTCCCAATTATTGATTTTCCAGCGCCAGATGGTCCTACAATTAATCCAATATTCCATAATTCATCTTCAATCGGTAAATCAATTTTCCATTCTAATATCTGCCGATCTTTCGCCGGGATATCAAACATTGCCTCCAATTGCTGACATCGAACACTTCTTGAAAGTTTATTTTCAACTACAATATTAACCTTCATAACTATCTCTCTTTTTTAAAATATTAATGGCCGACATTCAAATCCTTCCTTTTTAAATTGATCCAATAACTCCTTTTGCTGTTTTTCATCGTCACATTTAATCATTATTTCATATTCATATTTATATTCCTCTTTAATATCATCAATTTTTTTTGCTTCATACCAATCATCAGGAATATTAACCCCCCACTCCATCAATGGCAAATCACCCCAAGAATTGACCAGCTCATCAAAAACCCATTCCCCAAAAGTGCCATTATCTTTTATCATTATCTCCCGCTCCTGCTCTATCGTTAATCCGGACATCACAATCACTGGCACTTCTTTATATTCTAATTCTTTCGCAGCTAGATATCGCATATTCCCACCTAAAATAATTAACTCTTCTGTCCGATCAGAGCAAATACAAGGCCTCGCATCAAATAAAGATGGCATATCAGATAATGACTTCACCAACCGTTTAAAAGCAGCATCCTTAATTATTCTTGGATTGTCAGGGTTAATCCTAAGTTGGTTTATTGGCAGATATTTAATATCATACGACATAGATCAATTTCTCCTACAACTCTCATGCCTTAATCGTTCCTTCCGTCTCTCTTGCCTGGTCTTGGCGTCGTGCCCGTTGTGACACTTCTGATAGAGCGCGGCAAGGTTCAAGAGGCTTGCCGCTTCCGGCCGGTCATCCCACACATGAGCCGTGGTTAAAACAACCGTGCTGCCTATTACTTCGTTTCCCATATTTTTTTCTATAAAAGACCCGGCGATTATTTGCGCCTGTTCGATTTTCATATATTTTCTCCTGTTATTTTCTGGGCCGGATGGTTGGTTAGATATTCAAAAACTTCCGGCACATAAAAAACCAGCTCTGATATTCTTTGAGAAATATCCCAATTATCCGATTGCCAGGACGGTGCTATTTTTATGGTCAACTGTTTGGGCGTGTTTATAATTATAACCGGTTGGCCTTTAATTATTTTTTTTAATTCGTTAATGGGAGATTCAGGGATCACCGGCTGACCTTCTTTTTCTATATACAAACAAGTGGGCGATCGTCCAGGAGCGCCCTGCCTTATCCAGGCGGCGGGTAAGCCGGAGACAATCCATTCTTTCAGATCAACTCCGGACTGGTAGGCTTCGCCGGGATCTTTACCCCGCGGCACGGGCCAGCGCTCGTTTTGAGGGAAAGAATTTTCCCACCACTTCAGAGCGGCGCCGCCAGCAGCGTCATAATCCAGCGCATTAAGTATAAGGGCCGATTGTTTTAAGATTTTATACGCGGTTGCGTCTGGTTTGGTCTGGGCTGATCCCAGGGCGACAATACCGGTTATAGACGCGGCCTCTTGAAAAAGAAGTATGCTATCAAGTTCTGATTCCAGAATTATATACACCCTTTCAGATTCATTGACGATCCAGGTAGCCATAGACGAGCCGGGAATAATAATATATTTAGGCTGACCTTCCGGCCGCCGGATTCTGACGCGAATAATCTGGTTGTCGGAAAACACGGGAATAACCAGGCCAATCGGGAGCCATAGTTTTTTTTTACGGTCGTTTTTTAATTCGGTCGATAATCCCCAGGATTCCCGAGAGCGAAAAATATCTTTACCATCCTGGCCGGGGTTCCAACCAAGCTGAAAGCGGCGGATAGCGGGTTTTTTAATTCCTCGGGCTGAAAGAATTTTAAGCTGTTTTGGATTTTCCAGTAATTTTTCATGGGACCAGGATACTAATTTCGCAGCTTTTTCCTGCCATGATTTAGGCGGTGGATCTGGCCGGGGAGACGGCGAAAACGTATTGGTGATTAAAGAAGTCAAAGGAGTATTGGCGCTATACTGTCGCCAGGATGGTTGCGGCGGTCTGGGGGTCTGGTGTGGTCGGGATGGCGCGGTAGTAGAATTTTGCGAAATATCAATACCATATTTACCGGCCAGGATTCGAGCGGCATCAAGAAATGACACCGCGTCTTTTTTTTGTATGAATTCAAAAACATCGCCGGTGGCCCCACAGCCGAAACAATAATACATCTGCTTATCCGAGCTCACAGAAAAAGAAGGGATTTTATCATTATGAAAAGGGCATAAGCCGATAAAATTTTTACCAGCCTGTTTTAAGGGCACCTGGTCAGCCACCACCTCAATAATATTGGAGGCTCGTTTTAATTCGGCTATTTTTTCTTTGGCTATTTTCATTACCATGTCCAGTTCAACGGCAGCCGTGACAACTGGTGCACTACTTGCAAGCTTTGTCGGCTCCTAAAGACTTTAAGATCTGCTTCGGAAATTCTAAACCTAATTGTTTTCTTATCCGGGATTATGGACCGGGGTTAAAACTATGAACCGTGAACCTGGAACCTGGAACTGTTTTCACTATTTCTTTTGTCATTTTTTATTCTCCCTTAAAATATTTTAGCCAAAAATATATACCTTGCTTTTTATATTTATTTTTTAGATTAATAAAGCAATCTATTTCATTATTTTCATTATTTATTCATTTTTCTTTTTATCGTCCATTTTTTTTAATAAATAATACAAATACTTATATATTTCTTGGACGATAGAGGGGTAAATGGTATAAAGTCGATATATGAAATACTTAAAAGTGTATAAGGGTATATATGTGTTTTACCCCTCTATCGTCCAGGGAATATGTAAGTTGCTGAAAAAATTAAAAAAAATAACCGGACGATAATATTTATAATATATTCAAATACTTTTATTTTACTGACGATAAAATCCCCACTCCAAAATATTTATATATACCGGATTTTGAGCGATGAAATTTTTTAACCATCAAATTCCCAAAGTGCTTTTGACTAAGAACTTTACGACTAACATTTACCTCCCACCATTTTTTAAATACTTCATACAATTCAGTGGCAGAAGTTTCTATAAATTGCTCCTCATAACAACACGCCTGGAGAAAATGCCCCAGAAGATCTTCATTTCTTCGGTATTCTTTAGTGGCGTCAATAATAATATCCGGCGGATTTAAACCCTGGCGCTGCCACTCCAAACATCCCGCAACAAGCCAGCTTAAAATCCCCGACGCCTCTTTTAGTAGTTTTGGGCGTAAGTTTTTATCCGCCAGCCGTTCATTTTCTTTTTCCGGGGCACGATTCACAAAACTTAGATCAAACAAAATCAAGTGTACTCTCTCCCAAAAGGCAAAATCGTCATCACTGACATCCGGTTTATGGTTCGTAAGTAAAATCAAGGTATGTGTGGGTTTAAATTTAATATTGCGCTTGTCGTATAAATACCGGCCAATAAGGGTATCGGAGCCGGTCAGCCATTTAACCTTAGACGTGGAAAAACGGCGGCCCTGGTCAGTCTCTGACGCAAAAGCCAGGCGAAGTCCTTTTAGCGCCATAATATCTGGCGACGCGCTGGCCGAACTTCTAACACGCCCCTGATCCAGCAGCATTTCTGATTGAATCGGCGCGGCCATAGATCCCATAATGTGAGATATAATTTCAACGATTAAACTTTTTCCATTGCGACCCTGGCCAAAAAAAACCGGCAGAAACTCTTCTATAGTAAGGCCAGTCAAACTATAGCCGAACACCCGGGCTAGATAATCAATTAATTTCTGATTGTTCTTAAAAATTTCTTGCAATGTTTTTTCCCAGAGCGGAGCTGGTATATCTAGGTTATGATATTCAATCGGACTTGATTTGCTAATAAACTCATCTTGGCGGCCCGGTCTGAGTTTTCCGGTATAGAGATTAATCACACCATTTTTACACCCAAACAACATAGGGTTTGTATCAAAAATATCTCCTTCTACTGATAGTGGGTTTACCGGGTTAGTGTGGGCGAATTTAAGACAATTATTGCGCCCGCGATCTGAACGCAGCCGCTCAACTCGTTTATAGATGGCCTTCTGAGTTTTTTGGAGTTCGGAGATTTTTTCTTTGTCGCCATCTTTACTCGCAAGACCAATTTTATCAACGAGATTAGACGCCTCTTTTAAATAATAAAGGGCGACATCTTCTACTGCTGATAAAGATTCGTTCATAATATCATCTTCCCAGTAATGCCCAGCCCATAACATCCAAGCGCCACTGGATTGATTGAAAATAAATTTATCTTTTTGGATGGTAGCGTAGAGCATCCCATCCCCGAGTTCGTTAGCGTATAGACAATCATTAATAAACCGGGACGTGATTTTGATATCACTTTTTTCCTTCGGATCTGGGTTTTGATTTTCGGACATGTCCAAGCGAGCGGCTTCTTTATTTTTTCTCTCCTCAACTTCTTTCCGTATATCGCTTGACATTTTCCGTTTTTCCATTCCATTTTAAAATTTTTATTACGCCCAAATACCTCGCCTGGCGAAAC